AGATAATGAAGTCCTCCTGACTGTTGAAACAGAGGGAGGCATTGTACGTAGATACAATACTATTCAAAAGAGATGGCAATATGTTAATAAAACAATTACTCGTAATTGGAGAATTAATGTTAGTGCTGTCAATTATTTTACTAGTTTTAACAGTAGACCAGATAGGATAGAATCTTATCAATTTTGGTCGAAGTGGTTAAAATTATCTCCAAGACAAAGATTAAAATATCATTTAAAAATCTTATCAGATTCGGTAAATGGTATAGATTTTACATTTGAAATTATTTAATTATGTTTCAACTTTTACAATTTTTATTTGTCGTTACATTAGTAATGTACTATTGTAATATGATTTATTGGGAAGTTACAAATAGAACACCCAAAAATTATAAAAGTAGTAAGGCATTTATTCCTTATTATTATTGGTTTTCCTAAAAACAAAGTTTAATTAATATTATTTAAAAATGGCGAAAGCAAAAAACGCAAAACGATGGACACTAGGTTTGTTCATTATTGCAGCAATAGCAATTATTGCTATGTCAGCAAAAATCTTTGAAACTAATGATCAAGGTCATTATCAAGTAAAACAAGCATTTATTACTGGTGAAATGACAGCTCGGATGGTTCCGGGTTTATATGGTCAATGGTTTGGTAATATTGAAACTTATAGAGCAGTAACTACTATGGGTTTTGGTGATCAACAAGAAGGTGATATTTCTGCAAATCAGGATTCAATACCTGTAATTTTTAATGATGGTTCTAAAGCTAAAATAGCTGGATTAATTCGAATACAGTTACCTAATTCGGAACAAGAATTAATAAATTTACAAAAAGAATTTGCAGGTGGTTATCAACATTTTATTAGTGCAGGTGTAGTACCTATTGTAGAAAATGCTGTTAAGCTTGGAGCAAATTTAAGATCAGCTCAAGATGCATATACAACATTAGCTTTATTTCAACAAGCTGTACAAGATCAACTAGAAAATGGTACATATGTAACTAAATCAGATCGACAAGAAATTGTAAACAGTACTGGTGATACAGAAGTTAGACAAGTCACAGTTATTGTATATGATACTTTAGGTCAACCTTTAAGGCAACCAAATAGACTAGAAGAATTAGGTTGTGATATTGTATCTTGCGTTATTGATGTTCCCGGCTTTGATAATAAAGTTGAGGAAATGATTGCAAAACGTAAAGATGAAGCTATGAAAACAGAACTTGCTAAACAAGCAGCACTTAGAGCACAACAAGATGCAATAACAGCTGAAGAACAAGGTAAAGCAGATGTAGCTAAAGCACAATATACTAAAGAGGTTGAAAAGATTGAAGCAGTAACTAAAGCGAAAGAAAAGTTTGAAGTAGCTGAATTTGCAGCTAAACAAGCTGAACAAGAAAAGTTTAAAAAAATCGAAGTAGCCAAAGGTATTGCTGAAGAATTACGTATTGCAGATGGATTATCTGAACGTGAAAAATATCAAATTGATGCTGATGTACGACGTGATATTGGTGTAGCAGAACATATGTCTAAATGGGTTGGTCCACAATTCGTTGTAGGTAGTTCTGATGGCAAAGGAGGGTCTAGCATTGAGAATGCATTAATGATTCAAATGATGCAAGAAATAGTAAAGAAGAAATAATGGGATTTCTTATAATGGCTATTCTATTTTTTATTCTAGGTATTATACTTTTAAATAATTATATACTTGAAAAAATAGATAAAGAAAAATACCCACAATTTGTAGAAATATTAAAAATAATTCCAAATTTACCATTACCTAAAAAAGATAGGTGGGGTTCTGATGAAGAACATGAACAAAATGTTAAAAATCAACAAAATATTTATACATTTTCTGGTATATTACTTTGGATATTAACAATAATTTTATTACTTTTACAAATATCTAGTTGGGTTAAAGCATTAATTGGATTATTTCAATAAGTGTAGTATAAAACAGTAGTTATATTAGCTACTGTTTATTTAAACGAAAGGAAAAATCATGGCGAATTTTCCAGAGCCAGTGAAAATTACAAATTTTTCCATGTTGGCAAATTTATATAGAAATTTAAATAGAAGTGAAGTTGAAAGATTATTTCTAAAACGTGATCATCTAATCACACAACAGAAACAATATGAAGCAAAACGAAATGACTATAAAGCACGTCAAATGTGGAGAAATATTGTAACAATAGCAAACGAGATGTAATTATATGGGATAACTATATAATTTCTCGCTAGTATTATAAGGACACTTACAGCAACTTTAAAACAACAATCTGTTAAATTGTAAAGTTAGTGTCCTGTTTTTGGGGAGGTGGTGTAATGGTAGCACACATTAAATGTAATCTGTAAAGATTATTAACAGCAATTCAAAACTGCATATGGCGCATGTAATTAAGGTTCGAATCCTTACCGCCCCACACATTTTTGTTATAAGGATACATACAGCAAATTCAAAAACAAACATCAAACTTTTCATTTGACACGTTGAGAAACATGTATCCTGTTTTTTGTTTTATAGTTAATATGAAACAAATATGGTTCTATGATCTAGAACAATTTATGAATTTCCATTCTGCAACTTTTATGTTGAAAGATGCAAAAACAATAAGAACCTTTGTAATACATTCTACTAAAAATGAATTAAAAGAATATATTACATTTCTTGAAACTGAAGTAAAAGGTTTAATTGGATTTAATAATCTTAAATATGATTATCCTTTATTACACCATATTTTGCGTTATAAAGATAGGTTGTTAGAAATGGACGTAAAAGAAGTAGTAAAAGAATTATACTATACATCTTTTACTATAATTAACACAGAATATAGTGAAATTAGTTGGTATAAAGTTAAAATTCCACAATTAGATTTATTTAAAATATGGCATTTTGATAATAAAGCTAAACTAACTTCATTAAAAGCTGTGGGTATTGCTTTAAAATATCCCAATATTGAAGATTTACCTTTTGTACCGGATCATTGGGTAGTAGAAGATGAAATTCAATCTATATTGGATTATAACCTTAATGATGTAGATATAACTAGAGTATTTTATGAAAAGTCTATTTCTATGATTCAAATGCGTAAACAATTTGGTAAAGAATATCAAATTGAAGTTATGAATTCGAATGATACACAGATTGGAACAACTTTAATTGGTAAATATTTATCAGAAGCATTAAATATTCCACATAGTTATTTACATAAAATGCGAACATATCATAAAAATATACCAATTAAAAAGTGTTTAGTTCCATATATACAATTTAAAAGTAAAGAATTTAATACAATATTAGATAGATTTAAATCAACAGTAATAACTGAAACTAAAAATGCTTTTAAAAACTTTTCAGTTCTATATAAAGGTGTTAAATATGATTTTGGTACTGGTGGTATACATGGAGCTATTCATTCTGGTATTTATGATAGTGATGAACAAAATCAGATTATTTTAGTTGATGTAAGTTCATATTATCCGAATTTAGCAATTAAAAATAAGTTCTATCCAAGACATTTGACTGAAAAATTCTGTAAAATATATGATGAAATTTATCAAAAAAGACTTATTGCTAAATTAACTGGTAATAAACCAGTAGATAAAGGATTGAAGTTAGCTCTAAATTCTGCATTTGGTAAATCTAATGATAAATATAGTTTTTTATATGATCCAATGTTTACAATGCGAATAACAATTAATGGTCAATTGTTACTTGCCCAATTAGCTGAAACGATAGCAGACGCTGATATACCTATAATACAGATAAACACTGATGGTATAATGGTAAACTGTCCTCGTAATAAAGTTGATGAACTAAGAGAAATTTGTAATAATTGGGAACAATTAACACAGTTAAAACTTGATTTTGATTATTTTAAACGTATTGTTATGCGTGATGTAAATAATTATATTGGAGTATTTAACGACGGTTCAGTCAAATTAAAAGGTATATTTGAGATAAACAAAGATATTCATAAAGATCATTCTATGTTAATTGTTAGAAAAGCTGTAAAAGATTATTATGTAGATAATATACCTGTAGAACAGACTATCAAAGAACATATGGATATTTATGATTTTTGTTTTCGATTTAGAGCTGCAAAAGGTTGGAAAGTAATTGCAGATAGTTTAGATTATGATACAAATACAATTAAACAAACTACATTATCAAAAAATGTAAGATACTTTGTATCAAATAATGGAGCAATACTAAGAAAAGTTAATGAAGATGATGGTAGAATAATTAATATTTTATCAGATACTTCAGTAACTATATTTAATAAATATTTTAAGAAGGATACAATGAAAGAATATAATATCAATTATAACTACTACATTGCTCAAGCTTATGATATTATTTATAGTGTATATGATGGTCAAATTAAATTATTTTAAAAATGAAATTAAAATTAGGAAAACTTAAGGTTCATTGGGAACATTACCCCCCAGAAAAAGATGATGTTGTACCACGTTCACCAAAAATAGCATTAGAAAACGATGAACCAACATTTGGTACAGATTGTCATGTACATTTTAATGGTAATATAGTAATAACTAGTGCTTATTTAAGTTACAAAGACAAGTTTAGTAAAAAAACTGGTCGTCATGTATCATTACGTAAAGCATTAGATTTCCTACAACTTGGTAAAAAGCAAAGAACTAAAGTTTGGGAAGATTTATTAGTTTATGAAGAAATGCTTGGTAATTAAAATCAATTATTATGTCTAGTATAAATCAAAAGTATGTTGAATTAGAAATTATGGTAGGTATCGTATCTGAATTATATGGTTCTGATTTAAACATTAAAGAATTAACTGTTTATGTAAATTTAGAATTTGACAAAGATTTTACAGAAGATGATATTAATGAATTTTACCAAGAACATTATCTTATTAAAAGTTACGAAGAAAAACAAGCATCTGATACTGTCAGATGGGAAGATTTAAGATGAATATAGAATTAAATTTAACATTAAAAAAAACTATTTATCCGTTTTTATGGAATGTTATATTAAATCTATTATATTTACAAAAATATCAAGCCATAATTAAAATTGATCAGAATTATCCAGAGAATTTAGAAGGATTATTTCAAACAATGGAAAGTTATGGCTTGATAAAAATTGTTGGTGAATTACGTGACGATAGTGATAAATTAGTTCCACAAAATATTTCGTTACGACAAGAGGCATATGATATTCTTGATGTTAAAATAGTAGATATTGATGATCTTATATTTAAATATCGTGAATTATTTCCTTCAAATTATAAAGGAGATAGTAAAGGATGTAGAAATAAAATGATTTCTTTTCTAAAACAACATAAAGGATATACACATGAATTAATTCTTAAAGCAACAAGAATATATAATGATGAAATTACAAGAAAAAACGGATACAGACAACAAGCGCATTATTTTATAGCAAAAGACGGATCATCCAATCTTAATGCTTATTGTGAACGAGTGTCGAGAGGTGAAATAGAGGAGTTTAACGATAGGAAAGATAGGTTATAATGGCAGACATATTTAGTGAAGCATATGATAATATAGAACAAAATAAAAAGAGAGTGGAAGAAGGGAGGGCAAATTCAATATTATGGCCGTCTTTACCAAAGTTGTCAAATGTAATACCGGGTATAGAAAAAGCAAGGTATTACAATGTTACAGCAAATAGCAAAGTTGGAAAAACACAACTTACCGATTTTCTATTTGTGTATGAACCTTTAAAATGGATGATGCAAAATCCAAATAGTGGAATAGATTTAAAAATATTCTACTTTAGTTTAGAGGTTAGTGAACGAATGAAAGCATTAGCTGCTATGTCACATTATTTATACAATAATTTTAACGTAATTCGTTCACCAAAAGAATTATTATCTTTATTTAAAGATAGAACAGTAACAGATGAACTTTTAACATTAGTTAGAGAAAATAAACCATTTTATGATCATTTTAATAAACATGTAAAAGTTATTACCAATATTCGTAATCCGTTTGGAATGTATGAATATGTTAGAGATTATATGCAAAAAAATGGTAAAACTGTTAAAAAACCTGGATTATATAAAGGTGAACCAATTCAAGTATTTGATAGTTATACACCAAATAATCCAAATGAAATTGTTTTAGTTATTTTTGATCACGTTGGTTTAATTACTACTGAACAAAAAAAATCATTGCACCAATCTTTAAGCGATTTAAGTTCAATATATTGCTTACGATTAAGAGATCGTTATGGTGTATCACCTGTATTTGTACAACAACAATCAGCAGAATCTGAAAAACAACAGTTTACAATGCGTGGTGATTCTATCATTAATAAAGTAAAACCAACACCTGATGGTTTGGGTGATAACAAACTAACTCAACGTGATGTTGATTTAATGTTTGGTTTATTCAATCCAGCTAGACACGGTTTTAAAACATATGGTGGTTATGATATGGATAAATTTGGTGATCATTATAGACAACTTTCTATTTTATTAAATAGGTCTGGTAGTGGAAATAAATCAATTGATCTATTTTTTCACGGTGCAGTTAACTTTTTTAAAGAATTACCTCACCCAGATTCATCTGACATGCAAAAAGTCTATAATAAACTTGATAATTTAAAATATTATGTTTAATTTTGCTGTCTTAACTAAAAAATTATGAAAAAAATAATAATAGTAGTATTGTTAATATTCACTACTTTGTGGTGTTATGCTCCAAATTTATCATTAAGTGATCAAATAGAGTATAGTAAACAAAGTGATACTTATTATCAATTAAGATTAAAATTAGAACATATAAACCAATTAGAACATTCCGAATTTTCATATAATAATCTTGTTACATATATGGATTTATTGAAAATTGAGGAAATAGAAGTTGTAATACGCCAAGCTGTTTTAGAATCAGGTTGGTTTAAAAGCGACTTATTTGTACATCATAATAATTTATTTGGTATGAAAAAACCACAAATTAGACCAACTACAGCAATTGGTCGTGCGTTAGGTCATGCTAAATTTCGTCATTGGACAGATAGTGTAAAAGATTATGTCTTATGGCAGAATTACTTTAAAACTATTATGTCTATTGATAATATAGACAATTATTATGCATTTTTAAGCCATGTTGGATATGCGGAGAATGGAAAATATGTAGCTTTGCTGAAATCAATTAATTTAGAAAAATTACAAAGTGGGAATAGAATTGCCAACAGAAATTGTACTAGCTAGTGAAGTAAATCCTAGATTTTTAATATTATATGGTAAACCCAAAAGCGGAAAAACACAACTGATTGCGGGTTTACCTAATACTTTAACTATTGATCTAGAAAATGGTACTGATTATTTCAATATGATGAAAATTAAAGCATCAAATCTATCCGAATTAGGAGAGATTCGTAGAGCTTTAGCTGCTCAACCAGATTTATATGATCAAATAGTTATAGATACTGGTACAAAATTAGAAGAAATGGTTATGCCTCTTGCTGTTAGTATGTATAAAAAATTACCGATAGCTAAAAAATATACAGGTGATGATTTACGAACATTACCACAAGGAGCTGGTTATTTATATATTAGAGAAGCTTATAAACAAGTTATTAATAATTTTCGAGCAGTAAGTAAGCGTTTAATTTTAATCTGTCATTTAAAGGATAAATACGTTGAAAAAGAAGGTGAAGAACTAGTTTCAATGGAATTAGATTTAACTGGTAAATTAAAATCTATTATATCTGCTGAAGCAGATGCAATTGGGTATGTTTATCGTATGGGTAAAGATGCCTCACAAACTTGGGTTAGTTTTATAACTCAAGAAAATATAATATGTGGTGCAAGACCACAACATTTAAAAAACAAGTCCTTTATAATGTTAGACTCAAAAGATGGACAGTTTAATTATTATTGGGACAAAATTTATATTTAAAATGGAATTTAAATTTGGAATACCCAAAAAAAGACAACAGGTTGTTAATCAATATCCTGATGAAATAGTTATTTCTGTATTAGCAAGACCTGAAGAATTAAAAGGTGCATCACACCGTATTAAGTTTTTATCAGATATGGCCATAGATTTATTTAGCGGAACTAATATTATTATTGGTCAATATGTAGATAAAGGAGTATCTAAACATTTTATTGCTGATCATAATGAATTTAGTACTTATAATGGTAGTATATATTTGGTTGCTAATAATGGTCATTTAAATAACAAATCGTTATGGACACATTATAGAGAAGTGTTTAAGGTTGAAAATGATGAATTTTTACTTAAATTAACTCCGGCTGAAATTGATAATAAACAAATTTATATATTAAATAAATTTGTACCAGAACCTATTGATGATACACCTTCAGTATTTCAACAACCAACAGAAGAACTTCAGGAAATAGATGAAGTAGATGAAATAGATGAAATAAATGAAGTAGAAAGTTTAGATACTGAAATTAATGATACTGCATCAACAGTGTCTGATGATACAGATGATTATGTAGATGAACAACCCGAAGCAATGGCAGTATCTGATGATAATGATGCTACTGCAAATGGTTCCTTCCAAGAAGATGAACGTTGGTAGTAGAAGAAAAATAATTTAATAATTACAATGGAAGAAAATTTAGACGTATGGGGCATCGGAGAAGATGTCCAAAGTGAAGAATCTTCATCGAAAATGATGGATGTTTCAATTGAAGCAGGTAGATTTATTACTAAATTAGAGTTTATTGATGAAGAAAACCAAGCATTATCTGTTGAAGTAACTGATAATGATGGTCGTATGGCATCTAGAAGGTATTTTGCACCAAAAATAGATGATGTATATATAAAAGATAAGGAGAAGTTATCAGCCGAGATTAAAAAGTTTAAAGCGGTATTAGCTAATATTGCTAGAAAGTTTATTCCTAATTATACTATAGTATCAACTGAAGCACGTCCATTAACTACGTTTAAAAGCGTTTGTATGGCTGTAATTGATGATATTAATAGTACTGTGGGGGAAGCTTACAAAACTAAAGAATTAAGGGTTAAAACGGTTTATAATAGCAAAGGTTTTGTTACATTACCGGGTGCTGCTCCTATTTGTGAAGACCCTACTGTTGTAGCGGAAAAAGATAGCAAATTGGTTTATAATAGATGGGATACTACAGAAATGCCCAAACAAAAACCAGATGCGGAACAAAAACCAACTACTTCTGAAGAAGATTGGTAGAAAAAATATAAGGGGGTGAAATTCCCCCTTTTTAATATGTATGATTTAAAACTTCCCTTAAGTACAGAATCAATTGAATTATATATTACACATTGGGATATATTTAATCACTATATTAAAGATTTAATTGATGTTGAAATTCCATTTCAGTCACAATTAAGAAAAGATAAAAATCCTTCCTGTAGATTATTTTATTATAATAATGTATTACTATATAAAGATTTTGCAGTAAAAGGTGCATTAACTTGTTATTCATATGTAATGGAAAAGTATGGATTAGATTTTCGTTCTGCTTTAGAAAAAATAAGACGAGATTTTGATTTAAATACTATAGAACCATTAGATGTAGATTTAATAAAGGAAAATGCTCAAAAATCCAAATATCAACCAAAAACATTTATTATTAAACCATCTATTATTCGTAAAAAATCAAGAAAATGGACAACGGATGATAAAGATTTTTGGTATGGTAAATATGGTATAAACCTGAAATGGTTAAAACAGGCAAATATAGAGCCTATATCTTATTTTTGGTTAACTAATCATAAAATAATGAACCATATGTTCATAGCTGACAAACTTTCATATTCGTTTAATTATTATTGGAATGATAATATATTCAGAAGAAAAATATATCAACCGTATAATAAAGATTTTAAATGGATAAGTAATGTTGATTCAACTATAGTACAAGGTTGGGATATGTTGCCTAAATCTGGTGGAAATATACTAATAATTACATCATCTTTTAAAGATGTAGGTACAATTATGTGTAATTGTAATGATATTTACAGTATTGCTCCAAACAATGAAGAAACTTTTATACCAGAAAAAGTATTTCAAAAATTACAAACAAGATGGAAACATATATTTATATGGTATGATAATGATTTCAGTAAATTGGATAATCCCGGTTTACGAAATGCTATTAAATATTCAGAACAATATAATATACCATACTTATTAACCCCTGACAATACAGAAAAAGACCCAAGTGATTTTAGATTCAAATATGGTTCTAATGAATTTGTCAATCTTGTTCATTCTGAATTAAGCAAATATGTTTGATCGTATTAAAGCTAATAATGATGGATGCTTACGTTGTAATAGTATTAATCTTATAGAAAGAAAAATACATATTAAAGTTATTATATGTAAAAATTGTGGATGTATTCATAGTGAAAATGAATATCGTTATTTAGTTCCAGACCCTGATAAAAGACTTAATAAAAAGTTATTAACATGGAACGTATAATATATAATCAATTTCCTACACATGTAGCTATTACAAATAATAAAAAAGCACCAAATAAATATATAAAAATATCTGGACAAGCCATTTATAATGGTACACTAGGTAGATTTCAAAGGGCAACAGCTGTTAGTAATTTACATAATTACTTAATACAAGGATTGCCACAATCTATTAATATTACATATCCTTTTATAACAAATTTAGAATTTTATGCTCCCATTAACTATGGAAACGTAAGACGTATAAAAGGACAAATCAATTGGAAACCTCCAAAAGAGGATTATATACCAACATGGGATATAGATAATCAATGGATTTGGATAAAATTATTTAATGATGTATTACAGGAACAAAAATTAATTCCTAAAGATACAGTAAAAGATATTAATGGATTATGTATCAAATATTATCAAATAGATAATTTAAATGATCGAAAACTAATTTTTAATTTAACATAAACAAATGAAACGAACTGTAAAAATTCGTATGGACGGTGGTAATGTATCAACCGTTGAAACTGAAGCAACAACTTTTGGTGAATTGAAAGCTCAATTAACCGATGTTAATTTCTCAAATCAAAAGGCAATTGTACGTCAAACCAGAGTAACATTAGAAGATGATGAAGCTCATTTACCAACAACTCCCTTTTCTTTATTTTTGTATCCAGTAAAAATCAAAGCTGGTGTTGATTACACAAGTATGAGTCATAGTGAATTACGTCAAGAATGTAATTCTCGTGAAAATGTTGTATCTCCACATAATAATGGAACATATGGTACAACTGAAAATATGATTGCACTTTTAGAAGCAGATGATGCTAAATCAACTGATCCAAAAACTGAAATTAACGGAATTTTGAACAACATGAACGATAGTTTAGCTAAATTGCGTAAACTTGTTGATCAAATGGACAATGAGGTAATTGATCATGAATTAGTTGCATTAGAAGAAGACTATGCCGATATTAAGAAACGGTTAGGATTGTAAAACTTAATTTAATTTGAGGGAGCACTATAAAGGTGCTCCCTTTTTTATTATGGAAACTACATTTTTATTTAGTGCAGATAGACATGGTATATATGCATTTACAGATTCAATAAACGATTTAAGAAATTATCGCCCTGTATCGTATACTTATTTTGGAAAAAGACATCATATACAAAGTTTACCAATTATTGGTAGTCGGTTAAAACAAGTATATAAAAATTATCAAAATTATCGAATTACTTATGCTAAATTATTAAAATTAGGTACAGAAATACATGGGGATAATTTTGATATTTATCCAAATCCGTTAATTTGTAATATGTATGAATATTTTAAATTAGCTGCTCAATTTGGTAGTAAATTTATTATCAGATATCCAAAAATAAAAGTAAAAAGTAGTGAGGATGAAAAATTGTATACAAATATTTATGATTTATATGTTTTTGCAGACATAATTCATACATTAAATAGAACACATGCTACTAGATTATATGGATACCAAGCTGGATTTACAGAACAACAGTATTCTTCTAGTATGTTTTTACATCCACACTTACGTGGTCAAAATGACAGTTTTTGTTTAGGGTCAACTACATTACAGGTTACATTAGATATTTTCAAATCTTGTAATTTATTAGAAGATAATGATGAAATACCGGATGCTTTTGAAGATTTATTATATTTAATAGATTCTTTGGTTAATTACCAAAGTGAAGAAGGTGGGCCATATAGACACATAAGAAGTTTGTACAATAACGAAATAATGCGTGATCTATTTGAATTTTCAAATCAAATTAGTTCGTATTACATTAATAGTTATTATCCAAAATATTTAGGTTTTAAGCCAGAAAAATTAGACGATAAAACTATTTATTTTGATGTTGATTATGAACATGTTCTTTATAATATTAATCATTTATTAAAAACAAAACCAAATCTTATTGATAGGTCAACTTTACTATTTTTAAATAGTAATAAATATGATAATAAAAGTTTCAAAATAGTACCTAATTCAATTAGAACATACCAGTTGTATTTTAAAGGTCAGAAAATTAAACCAAAAGAAATCATTAATGATGATATTATTATTACACCATCTCACAATGTTAGTACAACAGTACCAATAAAATTTGTTAATAGTACTATTAACGCAATACAAGAAAAATTATTATACTTAATAAATAACTCATGAAATTACTTATAACAAACAAATTTCAAGAATTTGTAAACATGTTCCACAGAATTGTCGGTAAGACTGAATGGAGTGGTACGTTATTTTATAAAATAGAGGGTGAATTACTTACACCAGATTGTAAATTTATTCCCCAATATATTTATCCAATGGATGTTGGAACATCGGCTTCGACAAAATTTGAATATTCAAATGAAATCTTAAATGCATATGATATTTTTCCAGATGCTGAAGATTGCAAAGAAGGATTAGTACATACTCACCATTCAATGGGTGCATCATTTTCAAATGTAGATCAATCTGAAATTATAGAAAATGCAGAAAATTATGATGTTTATTTATCATTAGTTGTTGATTTTCAAATTAGGTACGTTGCTAAAGTAGCTATAAAACCAGATCAAGTAACTGCAACATTAACACGTAATGGATCAAATATTTCTTTTAATATTGAACCTGATGTACTTATAAGTTCATTAGAAATTGAATATGAAGAAACTATTCATGCTGATGTTATTGAACGTTTAGAAAATTTACTAGCTAATGCTCCATCAGAAGTTGCATATAGTAGAACTTATTATCCGGGTCAACAGGGTAAACTTCCTTTACCTAAAACTTCTGGTGTTAAAAACCCACCCGTGAGAAAATTAAGCAATTTAAATTTCTTAAAACGTATAATTGTAAACGGAAATAGAGATATTACCGATACTGTTTCAGAATTGTTTGCATTCAGCGAATTTGAATTTGAAGATGCTATTTTTGAAGATAATTCAGTGAGAGAACAATTATATTTTGAAAGTATTTGTAATAATTGGGAAAAGTGGTATGAAGAAGAAATTGGTGATATAAAAGAAAAGGAAAGAGCTGAAATATTTCAATATATAAAAAATATTTTACAACACCACAAATCATATAATACAACAAGTATTATACTACGAGCTATTGGAGAAATTGAATATAATATACACATACCTTATGGAACAAAATAGATTAAGATTCAGCGGTTTGGAATGGTTTAATAAGATTAAAACATTAAATATTCTTGTGGTAGGAGCCGGTGGTATTGGTAGTTGGACTACTTTATTATTAAGTCGTATGTCACCTTATTTATTATCAGTAGTTGACAACGATACTGTTGATGAAACCAATTTAGGTGGACAATTATATCGTGATGAAGATATAATGTTTTCAAAGACTATGGCGTTAAAAAATATTGTTCAAAGTTTTTCACAATATAATGTAGATACTTATAGAAACTCGATACAAGAACTTAGTAAATTTTTTATATCATCATTTGATATTGTTATTAATGCTACTGACAATATGTTAGCACGTAAGCATCTATATGATTATTTACCTTACAATACATATTTTATTGATGGTCGCATGGAAGCTGAAACATATCAAATATTTACTATTAAAGATGGTACAACACATGATTTATATAAAAATTATTTATTTAATGATGATGAAGTACCGGAACAATCTTGTAGTACAAAAGCAACAAGTCATTGTGCTGCATCAATTGCATCATTAATTGTAGCAATTGTAGTAAATATTGCATCAAATCTTGCAGTTGGTGATGATAATTATAGAGAAGTTCCTTTTTTTATTACTAAAAATCTTGATTTACTACATGAAACGTTACACATTGCAACACCAAAAACTGTGGACTTTCCACAACATGTCAACTATATTTAAAAGAAATAACGATTTAGCACCAAACTCAGTTATTCCAGAAGTAAAATATGGTTATACTTTCAGAGAAAATATCACTTATGACTTTGGATATAGGATAGAATTTATTAATGGGTTTTTTTATCAAGCAAAACGTCCAATAATGGTATATTATAATAATATTTTATATTATGAAAATAATTCTTATGTAATTCAGTATATAACCGAAATTTATAATGAATTTTTTCTTGATTTACAAATACCTATTAAACAAATTGACTTTCAAAAACATTTACAAATTAAAGATATTCCATTGGATTTAAAAAATGTAATGAATAATTTAAATTTGAAAAGGTTCTTACATTTTCCAACATTGGAATCCTTTATTATAAAAAATAAAAATGAAATTAACCCAACATCTTATTATGAATATTTAAATAATAAATATACACAAATATTATGGGAAAAAGAAGAATTATCATTGATGGAGACTCATTAACGTTTTATGCTTCAAAAGAAACTATTGAAGATTCTATTGAAAGTTTAGAACAGAGACTTGTCGAGATATTTCAACAAACTAGTGCAACAGATTACATTATTTTTTTATCAGACGGATTGTATTTTAGACATAAATTATATCCTCAATATAAAGCTTTAAGAAATATATATAAGAATAAAACAAAAAATTATTCTAAAGTATTAAAGCATTATTTAATTGTGGAGCATAATGCAAAAATTATTCGACAAATAGAAGCTGATGATGCTGTTGCGTATACCAAAACGTTATTCCCTGATTCAATAGTGTGTTCACCAGATAAAGATGTACTACATCAAATATCTGGTACACACTTTGATTATCGAATACGAAAAAATATAGATGAAGAAACAAAAATCGAAACAATACAAAAAGGAGTATGGGTAAACACTAGTAAAGTAGATGCTAATCATTTTTTATGGTTACAGACACTAATGGGTGATTCAACCGATGGTATAAAAGGTATACCGGGTGTTGGTATTAAAAATGCAGAAAAAATATTAGCTAAATGTAAAGTTGAAAATTATTATTCTTGTGTTTTAAATGAATATATCAAACATTATGATGTAACTTTAGGAATATATTGGTTTTATATAAATTTTAATCTTATTAAACTACTAAAAACCGAAGATGATTTTCATACACTAGGTATACCTATTATGTCTATTACAGAGGATGATTTTAATCCTTTGAGTGATGAAATAATTGAAGAATGGAACAATTTGTAAAAACAATAACAATACGTAATGGTAAAGTTATCAATTTTCGACAATTTATGTGGAAAAAATTACAAATAGTTAGTCCTAAAGTGCATATTAAATTATCACAAAAAGATAATCAAATTGTTAAGATAACATTTGATGATGAATATATTATCAATGTAGGTGATCATATTCTTTTAAATGTTGAGAATAAAGATTATAAGTTTTATGTAAATTATATTATGTTTGAAAATAACGCAATATATTTACTAGAAGCTTTAATTAATGATACAACTACTTATATTTATCCTTTATTGGGTCATAAATATACAGATATTGTATATTATCATCTTATTAATGCTTATTTACGTATAAATCTTGAAGAAAATATTGATAATAAATACATATATATTGTATTTAAATATATTGATAGTAAATCTTTTCAAGAAATAGAACAATTTTTTAAAAATATAAAAGAATTTGTTAAAGTAATAGAACCTAATTATTCATATACAATTTATAAACTGAAAATTCCAGAAGAATTCCAAAATGATGTAGACCTTATAATTGAAGGTAAATACTCACAAATTAGCGATAAAGCTAAACAAAGAATTATAAATGTAAATGAATTAAGTAAATCAAGTTTTATTACAAAAATTCTATATAAAGATGAAAAGTTGAAAAAAGAAATAGAAAAAGTACTAGATGTAAAAATTCCCGAACATCTGGATTTATATAACAAAATGGAAATAACAAATGAAACATTCGACAAATAATGTCAAACTAATAAATTATTTAGGTTTAGATTGGTATGAAGCATTAAAACCGTTAATTGAATCTGAATATTTCCAAAAATTGGGAAAGTATTTACGTAAAGAGCGACAAAATTATATGGTATATCCTAAACAAAATAAGGATATTTTTACAGCCTTTAAAATAACCCCTCTTAATAATGTAAGAGGGGTTATATTAGGTCAAGACCCATATCATAATGGTAAATATGATGGATTATGTTTTAGTAATGCAACCAGTATTACACCTGCACCATCGTTACGAAATATACTTAAAGAAGTAAATAACGATATATATGCTGGAAAAAATATAGAACGTTTAAGTGATTTATCATTATATAGTTGGGCTGAACAAGGATTATTAATGATTAATACAGCTTTAACTGTAAGAGAACATCAACCAGATACTCATACTAAAGTATGGAAAAGATTTACTCTTGAAGTTATTAATATATTAAACAAACAAGATAATATAATTTGGATGATGTGGGGTAGACACGCATCTTCATTTAGAGATTATATTACAAATAAAAGTCATGGATTTATTGAAACTTCACATCCAAGTCCATTGGGTGCAACAAAAGGTTCAAATCCATTTATTGGAAGTCAATGTTTTTCAAAATTTAATATTGAACTTTCAGCAAGAAATAAACGAGAAATTATTTGGTAAGTTAAACTTTTAATTGTATATTTGAAATATGAATATACAATTCACATCTGTTTAAAAATCAAATATATATGAATATTAGTGAAGTAGTAGAAAAAGCATTAGCTTTTTTTGGTGGGGACATTCTCGCTACAAATGTCTGGTTAGACAAATACGCATTAAAAAATAAAGATGAAGTAATTCAGGAAGATGTAGAAGGAATGTTTCGACGTCTTGCAACTGAATTAACACGTATAGAAAAAGGTTATTTAAAAGATTCATCTTTAAATTTTAGTCGAACATACAATTACTTATATGATATGATTCTTATACTGGGAGGTTCAAATCTTTATGGTATCGGTAATCCTTATTCTTTAACAAGTTTAGGTAATTGTTTTTTTGTTAGTAATGATTCTGATTCTTATGGTGGTATTATGAGTATTGATCAAGAAACTGCACAACTCATGAAACGTAGAGGTGGTGTAGGTACTGATTTATCACATATACGACCCAGTGGATCAAAAGTTACTAATTCCGCAGGATCATCAACAGGTTCTGTAAATTTTGCACATCGTTATTCTTATACTACTCGTGAAGTAGCACAAGATGGACGTAGAGGTGCATTAATGATATCACATCACATAAATCATCCTGATATTGAAAAGTTTATTACAGTAAAAGATGATCTTGATAAAGTAACTGGTGCTAATATTAGTGTTAAAGTTACAGATGATTTTATGAATGCTGTTATAGAAGATGAACCTCATATATTAAGATTTCCTATTGATAAAGATATATCTTCTATATCTAAAGATGATAAAATTGTACAAGCAAGAGAATTATGGGATAAAATAATTCATCAAGCTTGGAAAAATGCTGAACCGGGTGTATTATTTTGGGATAAAATTACAAGTTATTCACCAGCAGATGCATATAAAGATTTTGGTTTTGGTACTAAAGGTACAAATCCTTGCGGTGAGATTCCTTTAAGTCCATATGATAGTTGTAGGTTATTAGCAATTAATTTGTATAAATTAGTAACTCGTCCATTTAAAGATAATTCAACCATATCAATTGGTGATATACGTATGGTTGCTTATGAAGCACAAATTATGATGGATAATATTATTGATTTAGAATTAGAGAAAATTAATAATATTATTGAAAAAGTAATTAGTGATCCAGAAGCAGAAGAAATTAAAGCTATTGAATTACAAGTTTGGAAAAAAATTAGAGAAAATCTTATTAAAGGTCGTCGAACAGGTTTAGGTATTTTAGGATTAGGTGATATGTTAGCTGCATTGGGTCTTAGGTACGATTCTGAAGAAGCAATTGATTTAAGTGGACAAGTAATGCGTGAAATTACTATCGGCTCTTATATGGCTTCTATTGACCTTGCAAAAGAACGTGGTGCGTTTCCATTATGGAATTATGAAGTTGAAAGAGATAACGAATTTCTTCAAACTATTATTCCAGAATTACCAATGGAATACCAACAACGATATAAAAAATACGGTAGACGAAATATTGCTAATGTAACTATTGCACCAACTGGTACAATTGCTATATTATCAGGTGTTTCATCTGGTATGGAACCAGTATTTCAGTTAAATTATAAACGTCGTGTTAAAGTTCATACTAAAGAAGATGCAACATTTACAGATGATTTAGGTGATCATTGGAAAGAATATCAAGTAATACATAAACCATTTAACGATTATCTTTTAGCAAATGATATAAAATATCCATTTGATATGAAAGAAGTTGTATCACAATCACCATATTACCAATCTACAGCACATGAAGTTAGTCCATTTCAAAAATTGAAAATGCAAGCTGCATTACAAAAATGGATTGATCATAGTATTAGTAATACATATAATTTACCAAAAAAAACAACCGAAGAAGAAGTAAGTAACTTATATAAAACTGCTTGGGAATTAGGTTGTAAAGGTATTACTGTTTATCGTGAAGGTAGTAGAAATTCAATTTTATCTAGTGGTGAAGATATAGTTAATTTTGAATATCATGATGCACCAAAACGACCAAAAGATTTAGATGCTGATTTACATACAGTAACTCGTAAAGGTGAAACATTTGTAATTACAATTGGAAAATTAAATGATAAACCTTATGAATTATTTGCATTTCGTACTAATGAACAATTTAAATCTAAACATGGTATTATTCGTAAAATTAGACGTAGACGTTTTGATTTTATAAACGATGGTACAGTTATAGATAATATTCAAGATAAAGCTGAATTAATAACTAAAATGGTTGCTGTATTTATATCTATGATGTTAAGACATGGAGCAAAACCGCAATTTATTGTTAAAACATTAAATAAGTTTGATTTTGAAATTAGTTCATTAACAAGTGCAATTATAAGAGTTTTAAAACAATATATAACAAACGGTACAGATACACGTGAAAATTGTCCTGAATGTGGACAACCTTTAAAATATGAAGGTGGGTGTGAAAGTTGTATCAGTTGTACATATAGTAAATGTAGTTAAATAATGGAGAATAAATTAGGTGATAGATTTAATGAAGGTAAACGTAAATGGTCATTAGTTCCATTTAAAGCATTAGAACCTATGGTTAATGTACTTGAATATGGTGCAATTAAATATGCTCCCTATAATTGGATAAAAGGTTTACCCTATACAGAAATAGTTGAAAGTTTATTAAGACATACTTATGCTTTTCTCGAAGGTGAAGACATTGATCCAGAAAGTGGTTTATCACATATAGGTCATATGCAATGTAATACGTTATTTCTAAGCTGGATGATACAAAATCGTCCAGATTTAGATAATAGATATAAAAAAGAATAATAACTTAGGATAGGTTCGAATCCTGTCCTAAGTTCAAAATAAATAATTATGAAAAAACATAATGAATTTCTATATGTAGCTATTGTTAAAACGATAATGTTATTTTTTATAATTTATACATCAATTAGAGGATTAATGTTATGACTTATATACTAACAATTTTATTAATAAGTTTTTTAAGTACAGCTTTTTATGCCAAATGGTATGATAAATTTCTAGCCATGCTAGGCTGTACGGGTGGAAGCATGGTAATTTTAATCATTTTGATATTTGTGCTATGAAACATCTTATTGAGAAACTGATGCA